TTTATATTATCACAGGCATTCCATATTAGGAATGCCTGAGTAGTAACCTTTTTTGTTTCTTTTGGCATTGAGTCATTGGCAAGTTTTAACAGGTCTTTTTCATATTCTTGTAATTGACTAATATCAAATCCAAATCCCAATATATCACCTCTATTCTACAATTAATTCTGTAAATACTTCTAAAAATTCGTTGTCTTTATAGTCGGGAATCCAACTTTTAAATTTATACTTTTGATTCTTATAGATAAAAAACATACTAATATCTATATCAATTATTGATTTAATTCTTACAATAAATTTATGACTATATTCCGATATTTCTGTAACATCACTGTTATTCTTAACTGTTGCTCCAAGTCGGGCACTTACTGGAAGTATATTGCAACATATAAAGTCTTTTATTTTATCTTCTTTTTGATTATGTTCTTTGAGATCATCTATATATGTAACCATTCCCCATAATTCAGCTATACAATTAAGTTTAGTAGTTATATTTCTCATACTATTGCCACCTCATAAGTGCCAAATTTCATTTGAAGTAATATACCACCAACCATATACCTTAATTTTTCATTGTTATTAACAACCATTACTCTATTATCATAGCAATCCTGAATAATAGTTAGAGAACATAGCCTAGATTTACGTTTAAATCTATCATTTCCTATTTTTCCATTGTAATTTAATTCTCCTATAGAATCTATTATAAAATCCTCTGCGGTTAAAATTAATTCTTCTATAAATAGATCATCATAATCAAAATCCATATTTAAGAAACTTTTAGTCTCTTCTAAAGTTAATATCATTTACTCCACCTACTTTTTAAATTTAAGGGTAATATTAATTATTACCCTTAAATTATTTGACTATTATACTAGTTTTACAAGAAGTATTTTAACTGCTTTAGTATTTGCAGGTTGAATTTTACCGTCAAATCTGAATATACCCTTTAATTCAGTAGTATCATTTCTCCAAGTTGCTCCACCAATGTTAGTACTTGCAATACTCATTTGTGCTCTATCATACATAGTGTATAACTGTTTCAAGTCTCCAACTACGAAGGGAGATAATGTGTTTGCTCCATCTACAACATCAGGTAAGAATTTTTGTGGTATTTTAACAATTTCTCTTCCTAAGAATGAGAAACCTGATTTCTTAGTAACATCTGCTTGTAAATAGAAACGTCCTTGAGTATCTGTTAATCCATCTAAATAGTCATATCCATTAGAATTACAGAAAATACAAATGTTTTCTCCTGTTACTGTTTCTAAATCTTTGTTAAAAGTAGTCTTAAATTTCTTAACTGCAACTACTGCACTTGAGAAAGGTATAGTTACTTCTTCGGTTCTAGCAAGTAATGCACCACTAACAGGCGTTGTTGCTTCAGTCATAATACCTTGAGCTGATTTAACTCCTGTTCCATTAAATACCTGATATGAATATGAATTAAGTTCATTTTCAGCTATCCATTTAACTACATAAGCATAAATATTAGCAACGGAATCTTCAAGTAATTCATTAGAAAGTGGAATAAATCCTGCATATTTTCTTACTTGATATGCTAATTCATCAAAAGTTGGTTCATACATTGCTTGAATATCTGCTCCTTCATCAACACTTGCAAAACCTGAAGCTAGTGGTTGATTAACTGCATATGGTCTTGATCCTTTTAATGTTGAAACTGGTTCTACTGTTATGTACCCTCTAATATCAAATAATCTTGTAGCATCTTGATATACTTTAATATCTGTAGAAATATCACTAGGAATAGCTATTCCGCCCTTTGTTCTATCTCCTTCAAGTACTAAATTCTTTATTTGTAATTTTTCCTCTGCTGTTAACTCTGCTCCTGAAATTGCTTTTGCTATAACCATTTTATCCATAACTATTACACCATCCTTATTTTTAGATTCTTTATTTTCTTCATTAAATTTATTCTCAGCTTCGATTCTTTCTTCATCTTCAACCCTTAGAGCCATTGTAATTTGTGCTTCCATATCTTCTATTTCAGATATTTTTGCAGTTATTTCCTCAGCCTTTTTTAAATCTTTTGCTAGTGCTTTTACCTCAACTAATTTTGCTTGTAGTTCTACAGATTTCAACATAACATCCCATCCTTTTGTAATATATTTTTGTATTGACGTTTATTTTTTTGCATTAAAAAAGAACCTTTCCTATCATTTCAGAAACGTTCTTTATAATAATGCTAATTTTAATTTTGCTTGTAATAATTCTAATGAATCATTCATACTACCCTGATTATCGCCCATATGACCTTTTTTACAATCCATATTATCACATGTACTACACATACAACTTTCTGCACCAGTTTGACAACAATTAGTTTGTGCCATTGTACAATCACAACATTTACAACCCTCTGTTCCCGGTTTACTACAACTATCTACCATACTGCAATTTGCACATATACAACTTTGACAACCACTTGATTGACAATTATCACTATGATTGCAACCTTTACATATACAAGTATCTGTATTCGTAGCAGGAGTTATATCATCAACTACAACTTCTACAACTTTGTCTTTCAATTTATCAATTAAGTTTTGTGGCATATTCTTATATGTATTGAGTACATTTTTATCATTTGCATTTATACATGCAACTAAGTCTTTAGATTGCTCTAATATTGTAATATCAAATAGATCAGACATTTCTTTTGCATCTAACCATGTCTCTTTTGATAATAAATCCTTTATTTGAACATCGGTTACTCCATCTTTAGCTTTACTCATATAAAGTGGTAGCATTACACTATCTTCCATCTTATTAAGTACATCTATTGATTTTTGCATATCATCAGCATTACCCCACGCACCACTCATAGGCTTATGTATCATTAATAAAGAACTATTATAAGCATATATATTAGTACTCACCATAGGTAGAAAGCTTGCACAACTTGCTCCTATTCCATCAATATAACTATTTATAATTACACCTTTATCCTTGGCTCTCTGAAGCATTGCAATTATGCCCTGTGTTGTAATAACACTTCCACCTACACTATTTACATATAGATTTATAGTTTTAGTAGTTCCTAAATTGTCTAAAGCATTTTTGAAATCTTGAAAACATACATCAGTACTATCCCATTTTGCATCTTCACCGCCACTAATTATCTCTCCATAAACCATAATATCAAGAGTTTCATCAGCTACATTATTAAATTCATAAAATTTATTTTTTACTGTCATTGTATCACCTCCTTAATTTGAATTAGTGTCTTTATTATTTTTATCTATATTGGAATTAATTCCACTTTTAGCTTTTGCTAATTGGTATTCGTCCATCTTATCTATACTTACAAAATTTAAACTCCTATATCTTTTGTCTCCAATATCTCCAATAGTATTTTTATTTTCAAATCGTAAAACATCATTTATAGTATAAATCCCATTATCTTGCATGATTTGATAAAAATTTGCTCTTGCTACATCATCAGATCGTAAAGCACTAGACATGTTAAATTCTACAAACAATTTACTATTTTTTGAAAATACTTTATATGAAAATTCTTGCTCCCATAAAGTTAATATAGGTTGTATAGTTTTCATTACAAAATCTAAACTTTGTTGTTGTATATTATTGAAACTCGACTTATCCATAATGCCAATCATGTGCGGAGGTACAGAAAAAACTCTTGCTATTTCTTCATCTGTAAACTTAGTTGTCTCCAAGAATTGTTGGTCTGCGAATTTTAAAGTATTTGTTTCCTTATAATCTAAACCCATATCTAAAATGGCTACTTTACCAAAATTATCACTACCACTATTAGATTTCTGCCAAGAATCTCTTATAGTTTCTTTAACATCTTCATCTAATACTGTTGGATATGTTATAAGTCCACTTGTAGTAGTTCCTTGTTTCAAATACTTACCTAATAATTTGCTACTACCTCTCATGTTTCTTAACTGTTCTCTTAACAAATCAATTTTACTTTTACCTCTGATTCCATCAAGAGCCATATCGGTTACATGGATAATTTCATTTTCTAAAAATGTTTTATGCATACTATTAATAGTAGTGTTATATGTAACTACTCCTGTTATTGGATCTATATATATATAAGTAAATAGTGGATTTAATATCCATAAATTCTTAACTGTACCTTTAACAGTCTCCATCCATACATAACCATTCCCATATAAATCTACATGAGTTGATAGTGTATGTTTTAGTTTAAATGGAGTCATATATGGATTAGGTCTTGTCTCCAAAAGATAACTAACATCATTGTCTAATTTTGTACTACCATTTGTTCCTTTTAAAAATGTTTGTAAAGGCATACTGGCAATACAATTTGCCCGAACATTCACGCAGGCATATACTGCACTTACGGTCAAAGAACTTTCTTTTGTCATCTCACTATTAAACGGATTATTTTGTTCTGCCCAATCACCTAACCACTGTAATCCCCCGCCTGTGGGTTGCGTAGCTTCATTTTTTATATTGTTATTTAAAGCTCTATTAAATATTCCTATGTTGTCCACCTCCTCTCATCGTTTAATAATTCAGTTATTTTTTACTACCTCTACCTAGTGCCAAGCCTATAATTATTAAAATTATAGCCAAGCCACATAA